ATCCTAGTGGGCCCACCACTTATTTACTTCGGTAGCTCAGTGGTAAGAGCAGGCGTCTTATAAGCGTCAGGCCGATGGTTCAATTCCATCCCGAAGTACCAATTGGAGAAAACTATGGTAGATTTAGTACCTACTGATGCAATGGCCGCAGAAGCTAGACGCGGCCTAGATTGGAGAAAAGAGTACAATCGTGGTGGAACAATTGTTGGAGTTACACGCGCAAATCAACTCATACGCAAAGAAAATCTTTCGCCTAGTACTGTGCGAAGAATGCATTCATATTTTTCTAGGCATGAAGTAGATAAGCAAGGCCAAGGTTTTTCGCCCGGTGAGCAAGGTTATCCTAGCGCTGGGCGTATTGCTTGGGCATTATGGGGCGGAGACCCTGGGCAGTCCTGGGCACGTTCTAAAGTAAATCAGCTAAATAATGAAGACAAAAGTTTTTCAGAAGATGATACGCTTGTAGATGAAATCTATGAGCTTATCGATGAAGTCTACAACTATGTAGAACTTATACGAGACGAACATGCCAAAACCTCGAAAGAATGAAAATCAAGATGCATTTATTGCACGCTGCATACCTGAGCTAGTTCGAGAAGGACGAGAGCAAGGACAAGCAGTGGCCATTTGTTATTCAATGTGGAGAGAGCACGCGGGCAAGAAAGGAATGCACGGAGATGTCTTTCATGAGGAAGACGATGAAGATGATAACGATAAACCAAAGAAGTAAGTTATGATTAAGCCTGAGTACGAAGCAATAATACAACAGTTAATGAATCAAGAAGTGTCAGTATCAGAACTCTCTGATGAATACTGCCGCGTCGTACTCAGGTATTTAATTTTGAAATTAAGATTTAAATTTTGACATTTACTCCTCTCTGTGTTATACTGTACTTCATTTATTAATTCAGTAAATCATTGTGAATATTTTTATTCTAGATTACGACCTTAACAAAAGTCTCGAGTATCATGTAGATAAGCATGTAGTAAAAATGCCCCTAGAAGCTGCTCAAATGATGAGCACTGCTCTATGGGTTGACAATATTCTAGGCTACATACCTCGTGCTCTTACAAAAGAAGAGACAGCAGAGCTTAATAAAGCTAAAAAAAGTATTGTAGCTCTTCCTCAAGAGCAAAGACCTCTTTCCCCCTATCTACCTACTATGTACAATCATCCTTGTACTATATGGGTGCGTTCGTCTTATGAAAACTATGCGTATACGTTTAATTACGCCGCAGGTCTTTGCGACGAGTACACGTACCGCTATGGCAAAGTGAGAGATCTAGAGCGCATAGTTAAAAACTTTGAAGTTCCTAAAAAATTACCTAATAATGGGCTTACAAAGTTTGCACTAGCGCTTTCAGATAAGTTCCCACCAGAACTACGAGATGAAAATAACCCAGTGCAAACTTATCGTTATTTCTACATGCTAGATAAAGCGACATTTGCTACCTGGAAATTTAGATCTAAGCCAGAATGGTGGGATGAAAATATGGCAAGTTATGACAGGAGAATTTCAGGAAGATAATATGAAGTCAGCAATGAGAAGTGTTCCAGCCCCCAAAGCAGTTCAGTATAGTAATTTTATTAAGTATCATTGTCCTTTGTGTAGTGCAGAGCTTGAACTAATAGACGACAACTATAATGGCGACGATCACTATTCTTATGAATGTGACGATTGTGGTTATGAGTGGATTGAATCGTAATGAAAACAACTAAACAAGTAAAGAAAAAAGATACAGAAAAACTGACAGAGGCAAATATTGCACGAGTTGTTTCTTTGCTTGAGTCGGATAAAAATCCAATTTCTAAAAAAGAAGCCTGCGAAATTCTAAATATTTCGTATAATACTACTAGGCTCAACAATATTATAGAAAATTGGAAACGAGACAAAGAAACCACTTCACGTAAAAAACAGGAGCGCCGAGGCAAAGCGGCTCAACCAGAAGAAGTGCGCCTTATAGCGGAATCGCTTCTAAGCGGAGACACTATTGCCGAAATCTCCAGACGTATTTATCGTTCGCCAACATTTGTAAAAAATGTAGTTGCACGAATTGGTATTCCAGAAAAAGTAACTGGAGACGATAAATACAAGACAGCACTTCTGCCAGATGAATGTATCTCGGAAGAGTTTAGTGCAAATGAAATTGCTTGGTCTGCCAAGTATCATGCACCTTGCATTGTTGTAAAAGAATACAAAGATTCAAAATACCTAGAAAAGTATAACTCTAAGTGTTACCAAATTTACATCAATGAAAAAATGCAAGACTCTTCGAATTATTTTCCTTCTGTAGACTTTGGAGGATTTTATGCAGCAGCACCCGCATATGATCTAGGGAGACTGGAACATCTTCTTGAATATGGAGTTTCTTTTAAATCATTATGAAATATTTAGTCATCTTTGTAGTTGCAACAAGTTTAATTGCCTGCAAAGAAATTTTTTATCCAATTCGTAAAAAATACTTAGAGATATACTCACATCGTAAAGGCTTCATATCTGCTTGTATCTATTATGGTACTACGCTAGGAATGAGTATGATATTTTCTCCAGTATTTTTTTATATCTGTGTATTCAATAAATCTCGCTGTGAGCGTATGCGCCAAGCAGTTATTGAAGATTTAATTAAATTTGAGGAACGATAGAAATTGATGTTGACTTTTCAACCTGCCAAGTCTATAATATATAGACAGTGGAGGAAGTGATGGGCGATCGATTTTACGAAGCTCAACTCAGGGCAACAGGCAATACGATTGGTTTTACAGGCAAAGCAAGGAGAAAAAAAGTGGCGTGGGATGATCAAAAACGAGCAGAAGCAATCAAAATGTATCAGGATGCAGATCCGACTCCGGAAAATTCTATGGAGATTGTAAAGGATATTGCAGACGAACTCGAAGAGTCGCCGAACGGTGTTCGTATGATTCTGACAAAAGCTGGCGTGTATGTCAAGAAGGAAGCAGCAGCGGGTGCTACGAGCCGCTCTTCAACTAAGAGCGAAGGCAGTTCTCGTATTAGCAAAGCTGTAGCATTGGATCAACTGAACGCAGCTATTCGCGATCTTGGGCTGGAACCGGACGCCGAGATCATTGAGAAGCTGACTGGCAAAGCAGCTATTTACTTTGCGGAAGTGCTTGGCAACGCGAAAGCAGCCTAACTTCCTAACTATCAAAGCCGGAAAGACTTCGGTCTTTCCGGACTTTTTTTCGTCCGAAGAAACCAGCAAAGAAAGTCCCTGCTAAAAAAGTTTTGCAATACTTTCTAAGGATATCTCGGAATGAAAAAAGAAGATTTTAAAAAATTACTACAAGAATATGGCGATGCTGTAATTACATATAGAAGTCCAAATTCAAATAAAGTAAAGTATAATGTTTGTACTATTGACTTTGATAATGCTTATATTCAAGAAAAGAATAATAGAGCTAAAGAAGGCGATGATACAGTATTAATGTTTTGCTGGGATACGGATTCGTATCGACTGATGGACCCAGAAAATGTAACAAGTGTTGTGCCATTGAGTTCAATACTTAAAAATGAGTGAAATTTATAGTAGAATAATTCAAGATGGAGAATTTCAACAAGTAAGACTAGTTATAAATGAGTTCAGAGGAGTTGAGTATTTACATTTACGAAAGTACTATATGAACTTTGAAGAAGAATGGCTACCCTCTAGCGAAGGAATTTCTATGCCTCTAGATATAGAAAATAGTCGTGAGTTATTTATTGGTCTTACCGAGATTCTTTCGTTAGCGGAAAGCAAAGAAATTATAATTGAAAATTTTAAAGATTTGATTACAGAAATATATGAAAAATAAATGTTGACTAATTTTCCCAAATTTTATATAATATATAATTATTGGAGAGTTACGTAATGTCTATTAAGTCCTATCTTGACTACGTGTCGAAATGCTACTATGAAGGTAATCCGATATTATCTGACGAAGAGTTTGATGCGCTAGTAGAACTATATAATTATGAAACCGTGGGAACCAAGCATGCCAAAGGTATTGGACATGCTTACCCCATGTATTCTCTTAAAAAAGTTTATCCAGAAGATGAGCCTCCTTTTATCGGAGGAATAAAGTCTGTAAAACTAGACGGTGCAGCAATTTCTATTTTATATGTAGAAGGAGAGTTTTGGCTATCACTTACTCGTGGCGATGGTGAACGAGGTCAGGATATAACTTCACTCATTGAAACAATGGGTATTCCTAAAAAATTGCCTACAAAAGGAATTATACAAATCACTGGAGAAATTGTAGCTCCAAGTTCTATTGAAAATGCACGCAACTATGCGGCAGGTGCACTAAATCTCAAATCAATTGAAGAGTTTAAAACTCGTAAACTTTCGTTTTTCGCACATGGTCTATCGCCTGGATTAAATACTTCCTATAGCCTAGATATGCAGACTTTGCATGATTATGGCTTTTTAACTGTATTACATAATGATGTGAGTAGCTACCCGACAGATGGCTTTGTTGTTCGAATCGATGATAATTCTCAATTCGAAAAACTTGGGCATACTGCGCATCATCCTCGTGGAGCTTATGCTCTTAAAAAACAAAAAGAAGGCGTAATCACTACGCTAGAAAAAGTAATTTGGAATGTAGGTCGATCCGGTGTAGTATCACCAGTGGCGATTCTTACTCCAGTAAATATTGATGGAGCAATTGTAAGTAGAGCAACTCTTCACAATATGAAGTATATAGAAGCTCTTCAGCTTGAGGAAGGTTGCAAAGTACGAGTAATTCGTAGCGGGGACATCATACCTAGAATAGTTCAACGAGTAGATTAAATGTGGTTAATAGCTCTTACCTTAATAAGTATGGGATTAGTAATATACCCCATGCTAATACAAGATTTATTTGGTAAATACTGGTTAAATATTTTTTTACTTGCAATAAGTTATGGTGTTATTTCATCAGTGGACTATTAAAAAAATAAGTCTTGACTTTTTACCCCAATCAGCCTATAATATTACTTCAAGATGAGAGAGCAACTTATGACCGCTAACACTTTCAAGGCTATTCAAGCTCCTGTAAAGTGCCCAAGTTGTGCATTTCTCTTGGAATGGAAAAATGACCTTCTCTATTGCTTTAATGCGGACTGTTACGCCAAAAACTCAAAGCGTATCGAGCATTGGGCAAAATCCCTAAAGATCAAGGGTCTCGGGCCTGCCACAATAGACAATCTAAATTTGCAATCTATTGAACAAATTTATGAGCTGGATTTAGTAACTATGGTGGACGCCCTTGGCTCTGAGCTTATCGCTAAAAAGTTGTTTGAAGAGATTCAAACTTCTACTTCAGCATCATTGGAGAGTGTTCTTCCAGCTTTTGGCATTCCTCTTATCGGGGAAACGGCTACAGCAAAACTTTGCAAAGTAATCACTAGTATTTATGATCTAAGTGAGAGTGTTTGCCAACAAGCCGGGCTGGGGCCAGCAGCAACTAAAAATTTGATGCATTGGTGGGCTGCGACAAAAGATAACTTAAATACCTATCCATTTTCTTTCCAAGTTTCTAAAAAACCTAAACTTGAGAAAGTTAGCGGAGTAGTATGTATTTCAGGTAAACTGTCGTCATATAAAACAAAAGCTGAAGCCGCTAGTGTATTACAAACTCTCGGATATCAAGTAAAAGATACTATTACAAAAGAAGTTACAATTCTTGTAAACGAGAGCGGCATCGAGTCAGCAAAGACTAAAAAAGCAAAAGAATCAGGTATAACTGTAGTTACTAATTTGAAAGAATTTCTAGGAGATAAATAATGAGTAAAGCACTCCCGAAGTGGACTGATGAACGCACTGTAGAGCTGGAGAATTTCGTTCGTGACGAAAGCCCGGTATCGCAGGCCACTGTAGCAGAAGCTGCTGAACGGTTCGAAACGTCGGCACGTTCAGTTTCTAGCAAGCTGCGTAAAATGGGTATTGAAGTAGAACTTGCTTCTGCATCTGCCCGTAAGGCTTTCACGGATGAGCAAGCTGATGAGCTGGCAGATTTCGTAGAAGCAAACTCTGGCAAGTACACCTATGGTGAAATTGCAGAGCAATTTGGCGATGGCGAATTTACTGCAAAGCAAATTCAGGGAAAAATTCTTTCTCTGGAGCTGACCTCGCATGTTCGTCCGACTCCGAAGCCGGAAACGGTAAAGACCTATTCTGACCAAGAAGAGGCAACTTTTATTCGCATGGTAAACAAGGGCGCCTTCGTAGAGGATATTGCTGACGAACTGGATCGTACGGTTAATAGTATTCGTGGCAAAGCTCTGTCTCTGCTGCGCGCTGGCACGATTTCTCAGATTCCGCCTCAGCGTGAGCGAGCTGCAGAGCAAGTAGACGCTCTCGAAGCTCTTGGCGACATCGCTGGCATGTCGGTTGAAGATATTGCGGAAAGTCTTGGTAAGACGGTTCGCGGCGTCAAGACCATGCTCACTCGCCGTGGTCTGGTAGCGTCTAACTACGATGGAGCTGCTCGCAAAGAGAAAGCTGCTGGCTAAGTTGGATTGACTCCCAATTCAAGGAAGCGAGTAGAGTAATCTTCTCGCTTCCTTTTTATCGCATATAAAAATGTAGGAGAGTTAATTGAACCTAGCTAGTGTTCTCATCAAAAAAATTATCATCGATAATGATGCGGACACTTGGGCCAGTCTGCAGAAGCACTATCTGCCTGAAGAATTTAGCAAAGTACACTCAGTAATTGAAAGCCATGTAGATCAGTTTTCTACTCTTCCAAGTTTTGA